CACTTCCTCGATCCGGCGTATCGCATGTGGCTGGATCATGTGATGGATTTCCGGTTGATACCGATATATGGGCCAACCAAGTATTCTAAGTTCACATCATCAATCACATGGAAGCCTCGCGGGTTCCAGTGGGTTGACCCGCAGCGTGAGATGAACGCTTCAATTGCTGGGCTACAGAACGGCATTCTGAGCCATAGCGATGTTGCAGCGCAATATGGGCGCGATGCAGAAGAGACGTTTGCTGCGATCCAGAGAGACATGCAGGCTGCTCAACAGTACGGTCTGACTATGGCGTATCAACCGTTCGGTGATAAGCAACCAGTCCCAGCCGAAGTGGAGGGTGATGATGCCGAAGTCGTATAAACCCACACAGGGCATGAAGACTGCTGCTCAAAGGGGCCTAGACTTCCGGCGGGAGCATGGGAGAGGTGGGACTGCTGTTGGGATTGCCAGGGCGAGAGATATCGTCAACGGCAAAAACCTGAGTGCTGATACGGTTAAACGTATGCACAGCTTCTTCAGCCGACATGAAGTGGACAAGAAGGCAGAAGGCTTCCGCCCTGGGGAGAAGGGCTATCCGTCAAATGGGAAAATTGCCAATTTGCTATGGGGCGGTGATGCGGGTCAGTCTTGGTCAGCCAGGATAGCCAAGGCTTTGCGCGAGGATGATCGTGCTGACATTGACTTTGACGAAGAAACTGATGATGGTTTGAGTGCAACTGAGCGAGCCGAGGCAGACATGGAAGAGCATGAAGAGACTGAGGTCGAAGAAACCGCTGAAGAAGTGGTTGAGGCGGTCGAAGAATCAGAGATCGAAGAGGCCATCGACGAAGAGTTCCGACTTGATGAGTCAGAAGTAATTCATCGTTCTATGTCGTTTGATGATGAATCAGTCGATGTAGATGGTCGGCGTGTCAGAGTGGCCCTGTCATCAGAGGCACCTGTTGAACGCTCGTTCGGCACCGAAATTCTGGATCATTCTGAAGACAGTATTGATCTATCGTTTATGGCATCAGGCCGCGCGCCGTTGCTAATTGACCACGACCACACAAAGGTCGTTGGAGTTATTGAAGATGTATCGCTAGAGGGGCGACGTCTCCGCGCCACGGCTCGTTTTGGAAAGAATGGGCTGGCGAAAGATATCTTCGATGACGTTGAAGATGGTATCAGGACCAACATCTCGGTCGGATATCGCATCAACAAAATGGACAAGGATAGCAAGGGTCATTACCGGGCTACGTCTTGGACACCTCTTGAAGTGAGTTTTGTCGGAGTTCCTGCTGATACCAGCGTCGGTTTAGGCAGAAGCGAGCAAAGCGATCTTAGCACAACTGAAGATAAACCCATCCAACAGGAGATCAGAGTTATGTCTGACGAACTGAACATGGATGCCGTGCGAGAAGAAGCTGCTCGCCAAGCATCCAAAGATACAGCCGAAATGTACCGGCTGGCTGAAAAGCACAACAAACGTGGCCTTGCTGATGAAGCCGTTCGCGAGGGTAAATCCCTCACCGAGTTCTGCATCGAGCTTGCCCGCGATCTTCCCGGCAACATGCCTCTCGACACGGTTGAGGTTGGCCTCGACAAGAAAGAGGTTCGCCAATACTCGCTGATGCGGGCTATCCGGGCCATGGCAAACCCCTCTGATCGTCAGGCCCAGCGCGCTGCTGATTTTGAGTTCGAGGTTTCTGCTGCTGCACAGGCTGCAAGCGGTCGCGAAGCATCTGGTCTGATGATTCCTGATGACATTCTTGGCCGGTGGTCAAAGCGTGACATCAACACCTCCGACGATTCTGGCATGATTGCCCAGGACTTCCGTGGTGGTGACTTCATCGATGTCCTCCGCAACGCCTCTTCTGTCATGGCTGCTGGCGCTACGGTGCTTGCGGGTTTGAAGGGCAATGTCGCAATCCCATCCAAAAACACCGCTTCTACGGCGGCATGGATTGCAACTGAAGGCGGCGCGTCCACCGAATCAGAACCAGTTCTGGGTCAGGTGACGATGGCTCCGAAGGTGATTGGGGCGTTTACGGACGTAACTCGATTGATGATTCAGCAATCATCCCCCGATATCGAAGCCCTTATCCGCAATGATCTTTCGGCAGGCATTGCTCTGGCGATTGATAATGGCGCGCTTCAGGGTTCTGGCTCTTCTGGCCAGCCTACTGGTATTAAAAACACCACGGGCATCAACGCTCCAACGAACTTCGCGGGCGCTGTCCCGACTTTCGCTGAAGTTGTTGCGATGGAGACGGCGGTTGCAGAGGATAATGCCAACATTGGCAGCCTCGCATACATCCTGCCAGCTTCCATGTATGGTTCGCTGAAAACCACGGTCAAGGACGCCGGTTCTGGGCAGTTTGTGGTTGAGCCAGGTGGCACGATCAACGGGCGCACGGCGATTGTTTCCAATCAGGTCACTGCTGGTGATTTGTACTACGGGAATTTTGCCGATTGTTTAGTTGGGCTTTATGGAGGCCTCGATATCACTATCGATCCATTCAGCGCGTCCAACACAGGAACCGTTCGGATTGTCGCGTTGCAAACTGTAGATGTTGCAGTTCGCCATGCGGTGTCCTTCGCGTTCAACAACGACGGCTAATTCAGCCAGGGGGAGTGGAGAAATCTGCTCCCCCGCTTTACTGGAGATAAGATTTGCCATACCTCGTTCTCAAAGGCTGCGTGATTGACGGTAAGAAGACATCTGCTGGTGATGTGGTTGATTCCATTGGCGTAGATGAGAAGAACGCCCTTCTCGCTATGCAGAGGATCGAAGAGGTTGCTGCCAAGGCTCCTCCGGTTGAGACGAACAGAAGCGTTGGTCTGGACAAGAGCGACAACCCTGCCCCAAAGCGCAGAGGGAGGCCTCGCCGTGAAGATTAAGGCAATCAAGAAGACCATTATTGATGGCAAAACCGTCTACCCAGGTTCAATCCTTGAGGTAGACGATATCGTGGCGACCAAGCTCATCCGGCGTGAATACGTTGAAGAGGTGGCTGATGACGCAGTGGAGGAAGAAGATGGCGCTTCCTCTGGCGGATGACATTCTGACGATCCTGAATGTTGACGAGTTCGCGGTGAACGTCACATATGCTGGTGGGACCATAAAAGGCATATTTGACAATGAGACGATCCCTGTTGATGCAGGTGGCGCGGTGCAGGTCCATCAGGAGCAGCCAAGGCTTGCTTGCCGGACCTCCGACATCTCTTCGATTGCTGAAGGGGCTACAATGGTCATCAACGGCGTAACATACACGGCTCAAGCCTGGGTGCATGATGGCACGGGCATGACTGAAGTACAGCTAGAGAAGTCGTAATGGCGCACGTCAGAACTCAGATCAGAGATCGCATGGCGACAACGCTGACATCAGGCGTGGCGCTTGTCTCTTCGCGCGTTTACACATCTCGCACATATCCTGTCACGAGTGCCAACCTCCCGGCCTTGACGGTTTTTGCGAACTCCGAGACATCAAGCCTTGTCACGATTGGGACATCAAAGACGCTACAAAGAATGCTTTCGGTCAGCGTTGACGTTTACGCCAGGGCCACAAGCGATCTTGATGATGATATTGACGCCATCACGGTGCAGGTAGAAGAAGCGATTGCTGCTGACTTCACTGTAAACGGGCTGGCCAAAGAGGCACTCCTGATCTCGACAGACATCGAGTATTCTGGAGAGGCAGAGCAGCAGATCGGCATTGCACACATGACGTATGATGTGCTTTACCATACATCTGTCGCTGACGTTGAAACCGCTAAATAGGAGGCCGAAATGGCAACCCATGCTGGAAGTGAAGGGGTCGTATTTAGCGGCTCCAATCAAGTAAATGAAGTCCGTTCCTACACCATCAGTGAGACTGGCGAGACCCTGGAAGACACTTCCATGGGCGATGCGGCTCGCACATACATTGCAAGCCTAAAGACCTTCACCGGCTCCCTGGATGTGTTCTGGGACGAGACTGACACGGGTCAAGGCGATCTGGACATCGGTTCCACCATCACGCTGAACCTCTATCCAGAGGGGAACACGTCCGGCGATACATACTACACCGGCAGCGCCATTGTGACGGAGAAGTCCATCACGGCGTCTTTCGATGGCTTGGTTGAGATGTCGGTGTCCGTCCAGGGTACTGGCGCACTTAGCGAGACCACGGTGTAACATGGATTTAGCAAAGCATATTGCGGCGCTAAACAAGGAGAGGCCACGGATTTCAGTAGAAGTCCCGGAGTGGGGGGACGAGAATGCCCCCTGCGTCCTCTACTTTTCCAACATCTCCGCGCGCGATGTTCAGCAGGTTCGTCGGAAGTATCCAAACTTCTTCAACGACACTGAGACTGACGGCATGGTCGAAATGATCATTCGCAAGGCTGAGACGCAATCCGGTGAGAAAGCGTTTACGCTTGAGGCAAAGACCATCCTGATGGATGTAGACGCCATGGTAATCACCCGGATTTTCTCCTCGATCTTTGGCACGAGCGTGTCTGAAGATGCAGAGGACTCGGAAAAAAACTAAGGAACGACTCCTTCCGCTTCAATCTTATGACCATCGCCCTGAGACTAGGCAAAACGATGGATGAGATTGGAGATATTCCATACGAAGAGTATAAGGATTGGGTCGAATACTTCAGCATCGTTGATGGGGATGTAGAGAAAGATGGTTGCTGATCTTAACATCGGAATCAACGTCGTCGCTGGGCCTGCCAAAAAGGCGCTTAATGATGTCTCCAAAGCGACCGGCGATCTGTCTGATTCCATAGGCAGGGCGCAAAACTCAACGAGAAAGCTGGGCAAGCAGTTCAGTGGTACTGCCGTGGCCACTAATAAGTTTGCCAAAGGAGCTATGCAGCAAGCTGGCTATCAGATCGCCGACTTTGCTGTTCAGGTGCAAAACGGGACAAGCGCAGTGCAGGCCTTTGGCCAGCAAGGCTCACAGATGCTCGCGGTGTTTGGCCCAGCAGGCGCTATACTCGGCGCTGTCGTTGCTGTGGGGTCCGCGCTGACAACGGTCCTTATTGGTGTTGCTAGCGCGTCCAAAGACTTAAGCTCACAGACGCAAACCACAGCCAAGATATTTGAGGAGTTTGACTCCTCCTTGTCCTCTTTAAGCTCAAGGATGGATACAGAACTAAGTTCCTCCACACAGAAACTTGAACAAACATTCGGCAGTCTTGCTTCTCAGGCCAAGGAAGTAATATCTGAGCTAAGAAAACTCGACAAAGCTCGTGCTTTTTCCAGCTTGGTTGCGAGCATGGGAAAGGCTGGTGTAGAGACAAAGAGCATAACATTAGATGCTGAACGTTTATCTAAGCACTTACAGGCAATAGATGATCTTTCTGAAGGCGCGTTCAAAACAAGAGTGATTGAGGAGTTTAGGAAAACACACAACAAGACCGTAAAACAAGCAAGAGAGCTTGTTGATATCAACAAAAGACTTACTCGTGTTTTATATGACCAACGAAAACAAAATACAGCAGAAGACTATATAGCCCAAGCTGCCGCTTTGTCTGATTTGGCTAAGAAAATACCAGATTACTCTGTTATGTTACAAAAAGCTGCTCAATCAAACCTTGATATGGCAAAGACCATTTCTGGTGGAAGCGTTGACGCGCTAAAGCAGCAAAGAAAGCAACTAGAAGCGACCCAGAGACAACTGATAGCGATGGCGCGAGGCGAGGTTGCGGCAAGCGCAGCAGCAGCCGCGCAAAGAGATAAAGAAGCTAGAGCCAGAAAGAAAGAGGATGATGAAAGAGCGCGTCAGGCAGTGAAGTTGGCGGCTGGGGAGACGCAAGCAGCCCAAGCCGCCGCTCGTGCCAGAGAACGCGAAGCTGCCGAAAGAAAGGCGAGTCAGGCCGCCCGCGCTCGTGAGGCACAGGCCATATTTGAAGCTGAACAGAGAAGAGTTAAGTCTATAGAGAAGGCTTATTCTGATTCTTTGGCGTCAATAAACAAAGAAACAGAAGCTCTGAGGCTACAGAATGAGTTGTTCGGGCAGTCAGAAGAGACGATCAAAGCGCAAGTTGATTTCCTTGCAATAACCGCCGCGCTCAAAGAGAAGGGTAAGAACTTTACGCTGGAAGAGCTTGATGCAATTCACGCTCAATTAAAAGCTCGCGCTGAAGAAGCCGGTCTTCTTGAACACAAGAAAGAAGAGCAAAGGCTACAGGCGGAAAGAGAAAAGGCCACTAATGCAGCGCTCAAGAAGATCAATGCGGAGCGGGAGAGGGCGCAGAGGAGAATAAATCAACTCATTGGCGACGGGTTCAGGACGGCTGGAGATGCCATAGCGGGTTTGATTACCGGCACAAACACTTGGCGCGAGGCTTTGACCCAAGTCTTACGCAAGGTCATTGACATAGCGGCTCAGATGGGAACCACAAAGTCTGGCGGGTTTAGCTTTGACAAGTTGTTCGGTGCGGTTGGCGGGCTGTTTGGTGGGGGGCCAAGCTTCTCGCCTGTCTCTCAAGCAGGTCCGATTGGTCCGGGGGGCGTGCAGACATTCCACACCGGCGGCGTAGTTGGCAGGAACTCTGGTCCAGTTGGCTCTCGATCTGATGAGCGCCTAATCATGGCCAGGACCGGCGAGCGTGTTCTTAATCGCGGTGAGACGATGGGGTCGGGCGGAGGTGGCGGTGTCGTTGTCAACCAAACCATCAACCTTTCCACTGGCGTCCAGCAGACCGTTCGGGCCGAAGTGATGAGCCTGGCTCCACAGATTGCAGCACAGGCCAAGGCTGCTGTCCTTGACGCCAAGAAGAGAGGAGGCGGCTTTGGTGCCGCGTTTGCATAATGGCGATCACATATCCGCTAAATCTGCCCACCCACACCGGCATCCGCTCAATTAACCTCCGGGCTGTCCAGACGGTCGGGATGACTATGAGTCCGTTCACATATAAACAGCAAACGGTAGTCCATCCAGGCCAGCGTTGGGAGGCTGAGATCACGCTCCCGGCAATGCAACGGGCTAACGCAGAAGCATGGGTTGGTTGGTTGTTAAGCCTGCGGGGCAGATCAGGCACATTCTTGCTGGGCGATCCACTGGCAACATCACCGCTTGGCAACGGCGGCGGGACACCTCGCGTGAATGGCGGGAGCCAAACCGGGTCCACTCTAATCATCGACGGCTGCACGGCCTCACAGTCCTCATATCTGGCGGCTGGGGACTACATCCAGATTGGTTCTGCGGCATCCAGCCAGCTATACAAAGTGACCCAGACAGCGGCCTCTGACGGCTCTGGCAACGCTACGTTAGAGATATGGCCGGAACTGCGATCTAGTCCAACTGATAACACTGCCATCACGGTTAATTCACCCAAGGGTTTGTTTCGCCTATCCACCAACGAGGTTGACTGGTCCATCAACGAGGCATCCATATTCGGCCTCACATTCCCAGCAGTTGAGGCCATCACATGAGTCGCGCGCTCGATGGGGCAATGCTGGCGGCGATATCGGAAGGGGTTGTCACGCCATTCTTCACGGTGGATTTGTTGTTCCCGACCGGCTCTGTTGATTATGACGGGTCTACAGTTACGTCTGGTCCTTTATATCTCTGGACGGGTCACGGCACCGTTGAGATTGAGGGCAAGAGTTATATCGGCACCGGGCAATTTCTTGAGCTGTCCGCGTTCGAAGAAACCACCGAGATCGCAGCTAGGAACGCCACGGTCACGCTATCCGGCATCCCGTCTGATCTGCTCGCCCTGGCTCTGTCAACGCCGTATCAAGGCCACAAGTGCTTAATCCAGTTTGGTGTATTTACGCAAGGCGATGTGCTGAAGGAGGACGGGTCATATGTGCTTAAAGAAGACAATGGCCACCTGACCCTTGAGTCAACTGATAAATCTCGGTCAATTGTGTTCAACGGGTACATGGATCAGATGACCATCGCCGAGGGTCCCGAGACTAGTCAAATCGCGATGACGGTTGAA